CTTCAATTGAATTACCAAATAGATCTACTTTTTTATTATTAATTATAGGTGATTCTGTAGGTTGAGGTTGTCCTCCGATTGGATTACCAAATCTATCTGTTTGTGTAACCATAAGTTAATCTCCTTTATGGTTTTGTGTTATATACTCCACTCTCTGAGTCAAAGTATCTTGTGCCACTTGGTAATGAATCATAAAGTTCATCACCTGCAGTGCCTGGTGGTAACTCTACAGCGTTATAGCTTTGATAAAGTTGACCTATATAATTATCAATAAGTTGTTTTTCTGGCACAGGATTTGGTTTTAAAGTTCTTCCATCTGCCTCATAGTTTTGAGCTAAAATACCATCAAGAGTATCTTGATTACCCATTATATCTTGATACGTTGCCGCATAAAATTTTCCTGCATCTAACTCTCTTGCATTTGCTTTTATTTTTTCTTGAAGTATATCTGCTGCAATTGCTTTCTCATCAATCTCACGATCTTTAGCTTTATCATAAGCAGATACGCCAGATTCTATACCAGCTTTCTTAATACTTGCAGCACGATCCATTAAATCATTTCCTAGTTTAGCAAATTCTTTTAGTGGTTCTTTTGCAGACTCTGCAATACCTTCTACTAAGTTACCTCTTTTTGTAGCAAGGTTTAAACCAAACTGTACCATAGCATTATAGCCTGCAGTCTTTGTTCTTTTTCTTGTGTCATCACCAATGTATTTCTCAAACAAGTCTATACGTTCTTTAATAAAGTCATCTAGTTCTCCAGACTTAATTTGATCACTTGTCATTTTAGCGTCGTCGGGTTTTTCTTTTTTATCTTTTATTATTCCTGCTTTTTCACCTTCTTCTATTGTCATACCTGCAGGACCACCTGGAGTTGCAGGACTAGGTACTGTTCTTTGTCCGTCAGCCACACTTTGTTCAGCGTCACCAGTTAAATAATCGTAACCAGCCATTCCTGCAAATGGAGCAGCAGATGTAAAAGCAAGGTTAGAACCATAAGGTCCATATTTAAACATTCCTGGTCTTGTTCTTCCTGCATAACCAAGTCCTTTTGTTGCTCCTTTGTTAAGTGCACCTTGAAATGGTCTTGCTGTACCAGCAAAATAATTTTTAATATTACTAGGTTTAATTAAAGCTTTTCCTGCTCTAAGTGCAAATGGAGCAGCTCTTAAAGCTAACGCACCTAAACCATAAGCGATTGGTAAAACCATTAATTACCTCCAAACAAATTACCAAAACCCTCTGATAAACCACCAAAGCCTTGACCGAATTGACCCATAGCTCCTAAGCCTGCAATACCAAGACCAAGTGCTTGTGCATATGGATTGACAGATGGCTGTTGAGTATACATGATACTACTACTCGGAGTGCCTCGTAATATATCACTAGCAAAACCAAGTCTTCTAAATGGTTCTTGTTGTGCTTGAAGTTGTTGTTGTCTAGCAGCTTCCATTTGTGCTTGACCTAGTTGTTGTTGCATACCACCTACACCTAGTAGTGATTGAATATCTGCTTGACCAAGTTGTTGACCAAGTGCACCAAGACCAGCTTGAGTTTTACCTAAACTAGCTAAGCCTTGTCCTGCTTGACCAAGTAATTGACCAGCTTGTAATTGTCTTCTTTGTTGTGACTCTTGAGCACCCATCGCAGCACCTTGTGCTTGTTGATAGTTACGTGATAAGTCTTCAAAAATTCTTCTTGATTTAATGTCGGCTAAATTTCTACCAAGCTCTGCTTCTTGAACGCCCATACGTGAGCCTCCAAAAGCACCTACCTTTTGTGCTTGAGAAGCTAAACCTGATTGAGCAATCTGTGCTTGTCTATCATATTCAGCTAAGGCTTGATCTGTAACTTGTTGTTGATATGGATCCATAAACGCTTGCGCTGACTTTGGATCATATGCTTGTGTTGCACCAAGTGCTTGAGCAATACCGCCTGTTAAAGCACCGCCTGCAAGACCAGTGCTACCCATCGCTTGTTGTAAAGATGGTGCATAAGAACCTATATTTTGACTTGCTAAACCAAAAGCTTGTTGTTGTTCTGGAGTAAATCCTGCAAATTGAAATCCTGGTATTTGTTGAGCAATACCTGCTCTACCTAATTTACGTAATTGAAAAGCTTCTTCTGTTTCGCCTTCTTTCTTTACAGCATTTGGATCGCCAAATACAGATGCAAGTAATTGCTCAGATCTTTTTTCAATAAAAGGAGCTTGCTGCTGTCGTTGTATTACTTCATCAACCATTATCTTTTGCCTCCGTATTTATTTTGTAAACTATAGAGGAATTTTGATCCTCTGTCTCTAGTATCTTGTTTACCTTTACCACCCATTGCTTTGCCAAGTCCTCTTACAGTTCTTGAATTAATAACAAATTCACCATCACTTAACATTGCTGGTATATCATCACTAGTTTCGGTTCCCGGTCCAGCGATCTTACCGTTCTTACGAGGAAAACCACCTTGTCTTAAACCTAAAGTTTTTAAACCATTTATTTCTCCGCCCATTGCTCTTTGTGTTAAGTTAGGTCCATACTGGGAAAAAGGAATTAAATTAACTCCACCCATGGGTGCATCACCTATGTTAGTAAAGCCTGGTACGGTGCCATATACATCTTCAGCAACTGTTGGTTTATCTTCTTCTTCTTCTTTAGAAGCAAGAAGCCCTGTTAATCCTGCAATAGTTCCTGCTGTTGTTAAAGGTCTAGCTTTTGCAAAATTAGCTATTGATCCAAGAACACTTGGTTTTTGTACTGCGCCCTTCATTATCGCATCTTTAAGTAAAAGTTTATTACCACCTGAAGCTGCATTAAGAACACTTGATGGTACTGCTGTTGATGTAGCAGCCGTTCTACCAAACAATCCACCTAATCCTTGACCCGCTTGAACACCACCAAATCTACCAAGAGCTCCACCTGCTAATCCAGATAGTGCGGCAAACTTAAGAGCTTCTTTTGGACTCTTACCTGCAACTAGACTACCAAGACCACCACCAATAGCTGAACCCAACATAGGTCCACCATATAAAAAACCTAGTCCTGCGCCGATAATGGGGGCTGCTTTTTTGGCAGCTTTAAAAATCTTCTTTAGCATGTTCTCCTTTTGCAAATCATGATTGTTGTATAATGCAAGGAGGCTGCCCTTGTAGTTAAGCCAAAGTATTTAATCCTATATTTATAGGCAAATATTTGCTATATGACAATAGATATTTAAAAAGAATGAAAGGGATATCATGTCAACTAAAGTAGATTTTCATGCCATCAGACCTTTTGGTCCAACCATATTACAAGGTAAGCTACCTGATAACTTAATTAAAATTCTTGATGATAAAGCAACAGAGTTGTTAAATAATAAAAAACTAGCAGAGAAATATGATCATTCTATGCACTTAGCTGGTAATGTTCAACAAGAAGTTCGTTATCCAGATGAAGAGCTTTTAAGCAAACCTTTTAGTCAAGTAGTCGATGCTCTTGGTAAAATAGTTTATCAATATATTTCCATGCCTCCTGCTAGTGATACTATCTCACCTACTTTTGTTGGTCAGCTAGTAGTAGAATCTATGTGGGTCGTGAGCCAGTGGGCGGGAGACTTTAATCCTTTTCATGTACATCAAGGTGAATTGTCAGGTGTTATCTATTTACGAGTGCCTCCTAGTCTTAAAGACGAATACGCAAAAGAAGATCACTATCCATGTGTCGGTGATATTGTTTGGCATTCTGGTCAAGCTGCTACGTTTAGTGGACATAAACATCAAGCAACTCCTGAAGTAGGTGATATATATTTATTCCCTTCTTGGTTATCTCACGGTGTTTATCCATTTAGAACACCCAATGAAGAAAGAAGATCTGTTTCTTTTAATTTACATTTAAAAAGAAAAGAACCTATTAACGAATGAATATAGACAAAGTACCAATGGTTCGTGTGACGTGGTTGGATGCTCGTGATACAGAAACAGGTTGGCTTGATATAAAAGAAGTTATTAATGCACCTTTAGCCGTGTGCCAAGAAGTAGGGTGGATGATTCACAATGGTGAGGAAAGAATAGTTATTATGCGTTCCTATAGTAAAGATAAAGATGATATTACAGGTGGGGGCGCAATAGCCATACCAAAAGGATGGTTAAAGAAAATAGAGTATTTAAAAGTAGATTATGCAGCACAATAAAAAAACAAAATTTGTCATGTATGTTGATGATTTTTTAGATGAAGCTACGTTAAAGTCACTTCAAGATACAGTCACAAACCTTGAGTATCAAGAAGTAAAAAATCCTAATGGTCAATTGTATGGTATGCGTCATACTTTTGATAAAGGTATTAATAATGACCCATTAATAAAATTAATTAAACAATATTTCTTTCCACATAGAAACCTTGAACCAATATCCGTGAGTGCACATTTACGAGAGAATAATAAAGAACCTTTATTTCACATTGATGATGATAAAGGTAATGTTGCTAACTTTCTTTTATTTGTAAAAGGAGAACCTTTGCTTAATAATGGTACAGGTTTTTTACATAACGAGAAGTTATCTTCACATATAGGTTTTATAGAAAACAGAGGCTTGTTTTTTAATGGTTCAAAAATATCACATTCAGATCTACAATCATTTGGAGATAGCTCTAAAAGATACACACTTAATATTTTTTATAAAGAAAATGACTAAAATTTTTATTGGCACTCCTTGTTATGGTGGGATGATAACAGCCGATTACTTTAAAAGCTGTTTACAACTTACAGCTTTAGCGGCTACTAAAAAAGTAGAATTACAATTTGGAACTATTGGTAATGAGTCTTTGGTGACAAGAGCTCGTAACACATTAGTGCAATTATTTATGGATGATCCACAATATACTCATCTTTTATTTATTGATGCTGATTTAGCTTTTGATCCTGAGTCTGTGTTTCGTATGTTGGATTTAGATGAAGATGTGGTGACAGGAGTCTATCCTCGTAAAACTATTGATTGGACTAAAGTAAAAAGAAAAGTAAAAGAAAAACCAGATATATCGGAAGACGAACTTCATGCAGCGTCGTTGCAGTATAATTTAAATGTTAAAGATTCAAAAAAAATAATTGTAAAAAAAGGTTTTATTGAAGTATTAGATGGCGCCACAGGTTTTATGTTAATTAAAAGAAACGTATTTAAAAAGATGGCGTTAGCATATCCTGATCTTAGATTTAAATCAGATCAACATTTAGGAGACCCTCACGACAAAACCTTTGGATATCACGACAACTCTGATTGGAACTATGCTTTTTTTGACACAATGATAGAGCCTGATACCAAAAGATATTTGTCAGAAGATTATGCATTTTGTCGTTTATGGCAAAAAATAGGTGGTAAAATATATGCTGATATCGTTAGCGGTATGACACACATGGGTAATTACTCATTCAAGGGCAACGTAGGCACTCAATTCTTGCCACAAAACAATAAATAATTTAGTATACTCCGACATGAAATTAGTAGATTTAAAGTTTCAACCAGGCATAGATAAACAAGACACTGCTTATTCAGCGGGAGATCAACGTAAATATGTTGATTCCGACTTTGTTAGATTTCACTACGGTAAGCCTGAAAGATGGAAAGGCTGGTCATATTTACCAAATCCTAATAAAACTATTGTGGGTGTAGTTCGTGATACGCACAGCTGGGTTGGTTTAGACGGAATAAGATATTTAGCTTTAGGAACTGATAGAAAATTATATATCTACACTGAGGGAGCCTTGTATGACATTACACCCCTACGTGACACGGAAGCTCTAACAAATCCTTTTACAACAAATGGCACAACTACAGTGTCAGTGGCTGATGCTGCACATGGAGCTGCAGTTGGTGATTTTGTTACCTTTGATTCTTTCTCAACAATAGATGGTTTAGATATGAATCAAGAGTTTGAAGTCACATCAGTGACAAGTGCAAGTGCTTACACCGTTACACATACTAGCACTGCTTCTGGTTCTACATCAGGTGGTGGAGGATCAGGTAACGCTAAATATCAAATAACCACAGGCCCTTCTACATCTACATATGGATATGGTTGGGGAACCTTAACTTGGAACACTAGCACTTGGAACACACCAAGATCATCTTCAGGTGTTGTTTTATCAGCTCGTCAATGGTCTTTAGATAATTTTGGTGAAGATTTAATTGCAACGGTTTTAAACGGTGGAACATTTATTTGGGATACTTCAAGTGGAACTGGAGTTAGAGCAACTGCTCTATCTAACGCTCCTACTGCATCTAGATTTAGTTTAGTTTCAACTGATACAAGGCATTTACTTATATTTGGAACAGAGACAACAATAGGTGATGTTTCTACACAGGATGATTTATTATTTAGATTTTCTGATAGAGAAGATGCAACTGATTATACACCTGTATCTACTAACGAAGCAGGCTCATTACGTATATCAGACGGTTCTAGAATTATGGGTGCTGTTAAATCGTCTGGTCAAATATTAGTTTGGACAGATACATCACTTCACGGTATTCAATTTGTAGGTACACCTTTTACTTTTGGTCTTAGACAACTTGGTGCGAACTGCGGTTTGATAGCACAACATGCAGCTATAGAAGTTAATGGTAGAGCATATTGGATGTCTGATGATTCTTTTTACATGTATGATGGTGTTGTTAAAAAAATGCCATGTTCCGTACAAGATTATGTATTTGATGATATGAG